AAACGCCTGGCCAAGGTAGAACGCAGCATTCAGGAAAAACTCAAAAAGCAGGCCAAACGCTACAATAAATCCTACCCCGGAGAGCTGGTGCATCTCGACACCAAACGGCTGCCGCTGCTCAAAGGGCAGAAAGCCACCGATAAGCGGGATTACCTGTTTGTCGCCATCGACGATTTCTCAAGGGAGCTATACGCCGCTATTTTGCCGGACAAAACCGCAGACAGCGCCGCCAAGTTTCTGACCGAACACCTGATTGATCCCTGCCCATACCTGATTGAGTGCGTTTACTCCGACAACGGTACGGAATACAAAGGCTCGGCCAACCATGCTTTCAATGTAGCCTGTTACGAGAACGGGATTGGTCAAAAGTTTACCCGGGTTGCCTGTCCGCAGACCAACGGTAAGGCGGAGCGGGTTATCCGTACCCTGATGGAGATGTGGCATGAGAAACAGTCGTTTGACAGTCCGGAACATCGGCAAAAGGAGTTGTGCCGCTTTGTTAATTTTTATAACACTGTGAAGCCACACCGCAGTTTGAACGGCGATACGCCGTTTGAGGTCTTGCAGGCTTATTTTTCTCAACCTGTTGTGTAAACAACGCGACGATTTTCTACACGGTACATCAACAGTTACAAAAACAGGCGAAACCATTACAGGCAAACAGCAAAAGACTTTAACTGTAACTGGCAAATACGGTGAAAAAGGCACGATGTCAACAGATGTCACACAAAAGACGTCTGTTTCAAAATTAAATACTTCTGTTAATGTCGCTGTTTTGGCGTCCATTTCTTCACAAAATCAGACGCAAAATGCTAATAAATTAGGTGTTCAGATAAGAGATGGCGATTTTGGCGGTGCTTTAAGTACTGTTGTAGATATGTCTCGCCAAGCATTAAATAATTTACTTGGTGGGATTCCAAGCGGGATTGCAGAAGGTTATAGCGGTTTGGCAGATTTAAAAAATAATTCAGTAGATACAGAAAAATTATTAGATTTGGCAAAACAATCATCAAAAAGACAAGCTGCTGCTGAAAAAAGTGGCGATTTTGCAGGTGCGGTAACACAAGCAGCAGCTGCCAAAGCAGCCCAAGGCGCAGCCAAAGCAGCCCAAAAAGAATCAGGAGCAAACACATCAGGCCGACAATTAGCTGAAGCAAGCAGAAATAAAGACGGCAGTTACAGCCAGCTTTATTTAAGACGTGTTGACATTAAAAGCGGTTCTAACGTTGATCCTAAGCCTGAGATAAGAGGATATAAATATCAAATTGACAAATATAACGGCATTTATAACTGGAGTCATGTTTCATTTTCTGATTGGTATAAAGGCGGTTCTTTACCAGATGGTTATGATTATGTATCAGGTTATCATTTTAAGCCGATTACATCAGACAAAGATTTTCAGGATGCTTTGAAAAAAGTTTCAGGTGAAACCCCGCAGGAACAACAAAAAAACGTTAAAGACATGACGTTAAACGGAGATGACATTCAAAAAATCCTTGAAAGGATGCTCGAAAGCCAACAAACAAACCATAAAGAATTAATGCAACAATTGGCAAAAATGGGCGATGCCGTTGAAAAGGCAACAACGTCTAAAGAATTCACACCGTCCTTTGCTTATTCTGATCCATACACCCCAGCCGGTTCAGATTCACCACAGCAAACAAGGTTTGAAATAGATAAAAACGGCAATGTAACTACCAGCACCGTATCACGTCCAGATTTAAAACCAAACAGCAGCCAAGCCCCGACAAGAAGCGTTATCGTACCCAACAAAGAAACAGGTCAGCAGACAGGCCAGCAAGGGCAGCAACAAGGCCAAGAGCAAGGCACAGGCCATCAGAAACCTACCAACCAAACAGGCCAGCAAACAGGCACACAGCAAGGAACAAACACCCAAACAGGGCAGACAAGCCAAACCAATCAACAGAACCAGCAGCAGCAAGAATTTTGTGAAAAAAATCCAAATTCTTCAGCTTGTGCAGAATTGGGGGAAGCTGATTACGAAGATTTAAGCATTCCTGAAAGTAACATAGATTTAAAACTTAAGCCGATGGATATTTTCAGCACAGACGGTACTTGCCCTGCAAATCCTACTTTCAGCATGGGCGCATTGGGAACATTCGAAATTCCTTACGATTACTTCTGCAAAATCGCCCGTATGCTTCGCCCGATTCTTATAATCGGCACTATCATCATGTGTGGATTCTTCGCTTACAACGCCGTCAAGGAGCTTTAAACATGTGGGGACAACTCATTACTAGCGTTTTGATGACCGTAGCGGGCAAAGTAATTGCTGCGCTCGGATTGTCATTCATCAGCTATGTCGGACTTAACGAAATTCAAGGCTATTTGCTTAGCCATGTTCAGGCACAAATTGGCGGTTTACCGTCTGATGCAATGAACCTCGCCTACATAGCAGGAATCGGTGTATGCCTTAATTGGATTTTCGGAACATTCGCCTTTGTAACGTCTTTAAAAAGTTTATCGAAACTCTCAACCGCCATCGGCAGAAAATAGAAAGGAAAACGTATGCTATATCTGATCACAGGCGTTCCGGGTTCGGGCAAGACATTGAAAATGATTTCAGACTTGATGAACCGTCAAGATCTGAAGAACCGCCCTTTGTACTTAGATGGAATCCCCGAAGTTAACGACAAAATTATTCCTAACCTGCCAATGCCCGAAGGCGAAACAATGCAGACGTGGCACAAGTGGGCGCCAACGGGCGCAATTCTCGTAATTGACGAATGCCAGCGCGTATTCAGACCACGGCCAAGTGGTTCGAAAGTACCTGATTATGTTGCCGAACTGGAAACACACCGCCACAAGGGCATAGATATTTTTCTTCTTACCCAACATCCTCGACTGATTGACAGCAACGTCCGCGCCCTAATAGGCCATCATTGCCATATTGCAAAAACGAATCTCGGCGTCCGTCGCATGCTCGAATGGGAAAGGTGCGCTGACCCCACATCAACGCGTGATGTACAAAGTGCTGTTAAAAGCGTGTATACGCTGGATAAAAAAGCCTTCGGCGTATACAAATCAGCCGAAGAACACACCAAAATTAGAACCAAGCTCAGCCGTACTGTGTACATATTCCCCATTGTCCTCGCTGTCCTGATTGGTGCAGGTTGGTACATCTATTCAAGCTGGAATAACCGTATTGACACCATGCGTGCGGAACAGGCAAAGCCACAAATTGAGGCGAAAGTCTCAAGCCCTGAAGCGGTGGGGGTGGTTGCTGCTCCAGCAGCAGACAGCACCAACGCGCAAGGGCAATATTCGCCCAAGGTGGCCATGCCTGAACCGCCTAAACCGCATCTGATCGAAGACGACTACAAACCGCGCATAGAAGGTCAACCGCACACCGCACCGATATACGACAGCCTTAACAAACAGATTAAGACTATGCCTTATCCTGTTGCCTGTGTGAAAAACGCTGATAAATGCACCTGCTACACCGAACAGGGAACACCGATTAAGGAGATGAAAAAATCCCAATGTCTTGATTATGTGGAGAACGGAATTTATAATCCATACAAACAGCAACAAACGGTAGAAAACAAAGCACAAGCGGTAGAAGAACCATCGGGGCAGGTTTTAGTGATGGGCGGAGAAAGTCCGCAGAATTTAATGTATGACGGTTACAAAGAAAAGGAATTGAGTAATCAGGGGGCGAAAGTCGGGATATGACGATGTGGGAATTTATTTTGGGAAGCCTGTTTATCTATGTAATTATTAATTTGCACAGAAAATATGGCATGGCGATATTTAAAACTTTTGCCCTTGAAGCACTAATAGGAATTAGCATAGCAGCCGTAATAATTGGCGCGTATGTTTACCTAACCACCTAACCTCAAGTCAAGGGGAGGTCGTCTGTAAAGGATTGTAAAACGCGCTTTTTGTTTTACAATCCTTTATGGATACCCCTTGACGCTAGCCCATCCAAAAACGCTATTAGCAAGGGTTGGGGGGTGTTTTTTCCCCCAACCCCTGCCACGTGGCGAACGTCGCCGAAGGCACAAACCCTAAAAGCCCCAAGCCCTGAACGTGAAACCAGCATTTTCAGGGCTTGGCGTTTGACGAAGCACCAAGCAAAGCCCACGACTTCGAAAGCACGGCCAAAGCCCAAGCTTGGAAAAAAGATAGAAGCGTGGGCTTTCGTACATCTTCAGTTTGAACACTATCTAGGGCAACAAGCCCGAATTCATAAGGTAAAACCCATGTACTTAGGCATAGACGTATCGAAACTCACTTTAGATTGCTGCCTGATTTCAGACGGCCAATACCATCAAAAACGATTCAGCAACAACCCGAAAGGATTTAACCAACTCACAGACTGGCTAAACGTCCACCAAGCCCCCGAAACCCTGCATTGCTGCTGCGAAGCCACAGGCACCTACTACGAAGCACTCGCAGAATACCTGCACCACCGATACACAATCACAGTCGAAAATCCCCGAAAGATAAAAGGCTACGCCGTCGCCGAACTACAACGCTCCAAAACCGACAAACAAGACGCCAAACTGATTGCACGATACTGCCAAGACCGAAAGGCCAAACTCAAACCATGGCAACCGCCGACACCGGCACAAAAAGAACTGCAAGAACTCGCCCGATATCTAGACCATCTCAAACAACAACGCGCCACCGAAAAAACCAAACACCACGAAGCCGCCGCCTATATTAAACCCCATATCCAAACCACCATATCAAACCTTACAAATCAAATCCAAACCGTCAAAAAGCAACTGCTCGCTTTCTACAAAACCAATCCCGATTACAACAGCCACCGCAAAATCCTAAAAACTATCACAGGCATAGGCGAACAATCTGCCGCAGTGCTGCTGGCCGTGTACAAACGCCACAGCTTTAAAACGTCAAAGCAATTCACTGCTTATCTTGGACTTGATCCAAAAGACTACCAATCAGGCACCAGTGTCAAAGGCAAAAGCCGAATATCAAAGATAGGCAATGCAGACATCAGAAAAAGCCTGTATATGCCCGCGCTTGTAGCCTACCGCTGCAACGCCTTTCCCGATTTCGTAGGCCGTCTGAAAGCCAAAGGCAAAACGATAAAGCTGATACTTGTCGCGCTCATGCGTAAGCTGGCCGTGATAGCGTTCACGCTGTTATCCAACGGTCAAGAATTCGACAAAGCCCGATATTCATAACCAACGGCCAAGGAGAAACACCCTGAAAAATTCAGGGTGTGCTTTGTTGCAACGTCAACAAATGTAAATATTATTGACTGTGAAATACACTATCTTTTTTATATTTTGTATGAGGGATAAATTAGTTTTATTTGAAATTCATGGCTGGAAGGATGATGGAAGTTGGATTTCTTCTAAAATCTAGAGCGACATCACGACTTTTTCAGACGACCTTTGGTGATTCAATTTACCAAATCCCTGTAAACGTTTTTTCCGCCCGCCAAAATTTCCAACGCGATTTTGGTGTGAGTGTTAATACGCCGCCGTTTTCCCCATCGGTCGTCAAGGTCAGGTTTTTCAGACGACCTGTGTGCAGCGCCTGCCAAATCGGGTTGAACCAGCGTTGTTCCCAATCCTGCAAAATATCTTGGTAGGTCAGTACGTCTGCCGTCGATCCGGTAACGGCCAAATCATCCATAAAAATGACAGCAGTGTCTGTTCTTGTTTCTTGCATCCAAGAGGCAAAGGCGCGAAAGTCGTATGGTGCATCTATGCGGCCGGAGGCAAATTGCGCCCACGGGCTGTCGGAGAATAGGGGGGGGGATTGCTGCGTCCCTTGAATATCATGCCACAGCCACAGACCGTTTATCGGCGGTGTTCCGAGTTGGTTGCGAATGTTGTTGATCGGGTGTTGGTGCAGCCACATTTGGATTTCCGTCTGCTTGGCTAACCATTGTCCGCTATCTTTGCCTGATGCTTGTTCAGACGATCCCATTTGTCCGTAAATATCCAATGCAGGCTTAATTTGCCAGTCTTGCGGATTGGGTAATAAGACAAGCCACAAATCGGGGCGAACGGGGACGAACCGCCAACCCTCGTCCTGATAAAAATTAGATAGTTCGCGACATAATTCATCTGCCTCGTCAGTAGCAATACCGATATATTCGCCGCCAACGACGCTGACTTGGTGCAAACCCATCTGCTGCCATAGCGGGGAAGCCAATGCGGTAGGTTGTTGCTGTGGAACGTTTGCAGCAGTTTTTGCGTGTTCGAGCAGACTGCCGTCCCATAAATAACGCCCGTAAAATTCTGATGTTTCAACTGCTTGTTTGTGTAAATGTCCGAAGCGCAGCAGACGGTTGAAGGCGGGCAGGTTAAGAGATGGGACGGATTCGTCGCTTTGGCGGTTCAGTGATGGAATGGCAAGGGTCAGGTTCATGGCGGGCGGCAGGTTGGGAAAAAGCATCATTTTAAGGGAGAATACCGGCCATCCCCAAATGGCTATGGGATAGGGCGTTTGAAGCAATATACGCGATTGTGATATAATTACGGACGTAAATTTCAGAAAAAACGGGTGTAAATCAAAACAATAGCCTTGATAATACGCCCTTGGTTCCCCATTGTGCTGTTTGCCGAAATATGAAAAAGGTCGTCTGAAAGACGGATAAATAGCAGACACTCTTCTTTTAAATGAAAATCACATTGCCCGTGCGGATTGATAAAGCAGCCGCACCGCCGCAT